CTTGCGGTCAATCGCAATTTCAAGAATGAAAATGGAGACCGTGAGGCTGATTTTATCAATTTTCAAGCGTGGAGAGGCACAGCTGACATCATTGCTCAGTATTGCAGCAAGGGCTCACTTATTGGGATCATTGGACGCATACAAGTCAGGTCTTACGAGAAAGACGGTCAGCGTCGATATGTGACCGAAGTAGTCGCTGAGAGTGTAGCTCTGCTAGAGAGTCGCAACAGTCAGCACGGACAAGGGCAAGGCAACAGTTTCCAAAGTGGAAATAACTCACCTTTTGCCGATCCTAACCAATTTGACCTCCCAGCTGACGGTTTACCGTTTTAGGAGGTATTGATGTCAGACAAAAAAATGACTGTTTGGGCATTGTTTGACAGTGGGAATGGTAGCTATACAAAAGGCGTTAAAGCTCTGAATAGTTCGGGGGGGGCGAACATTGACATCTATCCAATCGGAATAGATGTAGAAAACAAGAACGATCATTTTATAAATTTGAACCTTGCTGACTATGGGCGCTTGTTTGGAGACAACACACTTTTTGACAAACTTGACAAGTTGCCAAAGCCTGATTTGATAATAGCTAGCCCACCATGTGAAAGCTGGAGTAATGCTAGTGCTATGTGCGAGGGTAACGCTTGCTGGAAACAAGAAGACCTCTCAGATAGCCTCTTTGCTCCACAAAGGGAGCCTAGCATGTTTACAATCAGGAACGCCTCTGACTACGAGAAAGCCTATATAAATTATCAGTATGACCGTCAATTTATGAAGAGAGTCAATGGGGAGCTTTGTGCTTTCAATACCATTGAGATCATCAAGCGGTATAACCCTAAATATTTCATCATAGAGAACCCAGCAAGTGGGCGTTTGTGGAAATATATTGAGGATGTCATGGATTTCAAGCTCCCACATCTCAACCTCACACGCTACAACAATTATGACTACCCTTTGCAGAAACCCACAAAGTTTGCTAGTAATCTTGATTTAGGTCTTAAAAATGACATTATCAAGCAAGAAATTGAATGGGGAAAATTCTCTAAGTCATACAACGAACGGTCAAACATTCCCAAAAACCTAGTAATAGAGATTTTTACTAAGGTTTACAATGAATTTTTACAGGAGAAAGAACATGGCAAGTAAAACCAATGTGACAGAACGTATTGCTATCATCATTGAGAAACAAAAAATAGAGGTCGTTACGACCCTAAGCTATGATATGAGCATTAGCTTTGATAACAAAGACGCCGCACCCACACTAGATGAGAATGGTGATCTTTTTGAACCAGTCTACAAGCGCAAAGTTCAGGCAATTCCCAAAAATGATGTATTTTTTACCTCATTGACACGAGTCAAGAGCAACATCAAAACACTACAAGAGGTTAAGAAATTCTTTGAGTTCGTAAATGAAAACAGAGAAAATCTCTTTGAGATGGCAGGATTTAAGGGGGCTCTTGGATGAAATTGACCCTGAACATTGAGCCTAAGCCTCAATCACGGCCAAGATTTGCAAGGCGTGGGAGTTTTACCACGACTTATGAAGATAAGGGGATGAAAGCCTGGCGCAATCATTGCCAGCTGCTCATTGCTAATCAGTACATGGGCAAGCCTATTCTTGAGGGAGCTTTGAGGGCAAAGGTTAGATTTTATATCAAACCTCCTCAGTACATTTCTAAGGCGAAGAAGAACCAGCAGGCCCTCCTGGATGAAATCATTCCAGTAGGCAAAAAGCCTGACATTGACAACTACGAAAAAGCGCTATATGACAGTATGTCAGGGATCGTATTCCAGGACGACGGTCAGATAGCTCTACATGATGTAGGCAAGTTCTACAGTCTAAATCCACGGATAGAGGTTGAGGTGAATAGGATAAACCATGAAATACAACAAACAAACAATGATTGACGGGTTGAAGCGGTCAATCGAGCAGACGGAGCAGGAAATCGAGGAGTATTCGAAAGTTTCGATTTAATATTATGGATTAAAAAGACGAGCAACCAAGAAACTTTCGCTCGCGCTTGGCTAGACGGCTACGATATTCAGAGAACAAAGTATGTAGTGACTGATGGCAATCATTTGTATTTCAAAAACTATCAAGAAGATATTGAAATTGTCATATTAGTGGATGAACAGCCTGGCACGATGGATTTTGTCAAGAAATTTGACTCAAAGGAAGAAGCCCAAAAAGCTGCAGATATTCTTGGTTGGAAAGTACAGGAGGTGGAGTGATGGAAGAAGTTATTATGGCCACATTGCCTAACAAAGAATTGAATCGTTTAATTAAAATTGAAATTGCGGTTGAGAATTTAATTGAAAATGGAATACTTGACGAAGATTTGTTCAATGAGTATTTGAAGGAATTGTAGAACAGGAAGGTATATTGATGGTACAAAAATCTGAAAGCCAAGGCATAAAAATCCCTGAGGAAATCAGACCGTTTAAGGTAGGTTATCAAGTAGTGAACGAATATGGGCAAGCGCTCGCTTTAAGAAATGGGGCAAGTATATTTGATTTACCTGATCTAGCTGAAAAAGCTATAGAAAAAGAGTTTGGAAAAAACGATCCAAACTTTGACATCGGAAAGCATTCTATTGAAGAGGTTGCTATTATCAATTTAAGCAAATTTTATAGTTATTTTGAGGAGAAAACAGATTGAAACGGAAAAGCATATCTAAAACCACTAGACAAAAAGTCTTAGATAAATACGGCGGGCACTGTGCGTATTGCGGTAAGGTTTTAGACCTGAAAACTTTGAGAGTGGATCATCTACACCCCCACTATCGAGGTGGAGAAGATAGTTTTGAAAATTATATGCCAGCATGCTATCAATGTAATTTCTACAAATCTACTCTTCTTTTAGATGAATTCAGGGAGCAGATGTCTACCTTGCACGAGAGAATCAGTAAGCCCTTTATAGCAAGACTTGGTTTAGATTATGGAATTATTAAAATAGAACCATTCAAAGGAAAGTTTTATTTTGAGGAGGTTAAGTGATGAGTATGCTTGAAATATTCTTATCTAAGAACGATCTTGAACATATTGCGAACGGGCATGATTTGAAAATAAAAATAAGGGATAGTAGGACTTCAAAAGTAGATGGAATTATTTTGAAACCCGATTTGGTAAATGATACCACGAACCCTTTGAAATTATAAATATAAACTAATTAACACAGAACAGCAGAATTTTGCAAGCAATTTTTTAGGAGGGGCAATGTGAAACGATTCATCGCAATCTGGATTTTTGTCTCTGCTGGATTGAACATCTGGCAGATGGGCAGGATTGCAGAACTAGAAGAAAAGAGGCCGATGGTTATCTATAAAGCAGATAACCAAGGCGCTGAGATATTTGGTAAGGTCGTCGAAAAAGGACGGCATGGGAAGTTGTATACTGTCACAATTCGTGACTACGGTGTGTTCGTGGTTACGAAGGAAGTCTATGACAATGTGAAAGTTGGGGATGAGGTGAGATTATGACGTTCGTGGAGCACAATAACCGCGAGAAAGCCAATAAATTTGCCGAGTACGTGACTGGTAAGCCTTTGCGCGAATACTTAGCTAAAAAAGCAAAGCAATATTGCGGTGAAAATATATCCGTCTTCGATGGAGCTGCAGGCTCCGGGCAACTAGAACAGTTTATCAGTATGACCGATTTTCATGCGGTAGAAATTCAGCAGGAAAGTTGCGAAGCATTGAAAACAAATTTCCCTCACGCAGTCGTTCATAATCAGAGTTTCTTTACATATCAATCAGATGTACAAGTAGATGCAATTGCAATGAATCCGCCTTACTCTCTGAAATTGAAAGATTTACCAGAAGAGGATCAACAGGCTATTAAAGAACTATACCCTTGGAAAAAATCAGGTGTTGTTGATGATATTTTTCTGTTGAAGTCGCTGACTTATACGAAGCGATACGGATTCTATATCATGTTCCCTGGAATTGCATACCGTCAATCTGAAAAGAAGATGCGAGAATTGGTTGGTAATAATCTTGTTGAGTTGAATGAGATTCAAAACGGATTTGAAGACACATCTATCAATGTGATTTTCTTAGTCATTGACAAAGAAAAAAACAGTCCTGAAATTTCAAAAGAGATTTATGACTGTAAGACCCAAAAGATTGAATATCAAGAATCTGATACATTAGATTCAGATTTTAGCTGGGTAATACCTAAGAAACCAGTCGAGAAAGAAGAAATAGACATTGACCAAGTAAATGCTGAATTAGACCAGATGGCAATTGATCATCTTGAAAAACATTTAGCAAGTCAATTGATATTGATTCAGTTTTTCAACGAAGATATTGATTTAAAATCTTTCATAACGAGATGCCATAAGGTTTTAGATGATTACTTGTTGATGTACAATTTTGCAGTAGGATTAGAATGAAACCGGATAAGATAACAAAGTATGGATTACTAGACGTTTGTGACTTAATTCCAGGTACCAGAACGAAAGCGACAGATGGATCTTATTTTATCTATGGTGCTGGTATGAATGCAAAGGGAACTACAGATAAATTCAATTGTGAGAGCGACACAATCCGCTTGACTCGTAAGGGTACTGTTGGTGCAGTTTATTTTCATCGAGATCCATTTTGGATGGAAGAGGCTAGCTTTAAAGTTGAACCAAAAGAAATGATAGATAAGCGATATTTATTTCACTGGCTGTTGATGAAGCGTGAAGAAATAGAGCAGTACGCAGACGGAGATAATCAACCAGGTTTATCAGTAGCTAGATTGTCAAAATTAATGATTGACGTCCCTGATATGAAATATCAGTTAAAGGTTGTTAAGTTGTTGGATGAAATGAGTGCAGACTTGGAATTTTTTATAGACAATATCACACAAATTAAAATGAACCAAAGCAAGATTTTTAGTTACTATAACGAGAAAATCGGAACAGTTTTAGAAAGAGAAATAAATGGATAACAAGCTAGATTGTGAAGATTGTAAACAGTTTTTCTTTTTGAAAGACAAGTTAGATTATGATTGTGTATTTCAAAATGGTATTTGTAGTGATTGCTTAGTAAAAAGAATTGAACACGGAGAGGAGTGGTAGACTATGAAGTGTGAGTATGCTTTGTACGAAGGTGATAAATTTGTGACATTAGGGACAATTGAAGAAATTAGTCAGGAAACCGGGATTGAAGAAAAGAAATTGAGGTATCACACTAGACCGTCTCTTAGAAAACGATACAAAAACGGACTTGCTGTTATTAAAATTGAGGAGGTAAAAGAATGAAGCCAGAAAAAATTGATAACGTAAACAACCCAAGTCATTACCAAGGTCGGTATGGCATGCAATCTATCGATGCTTTAAGAAATTTCATGACACCAGAACAACTGAAAGGCTTTTATCTTGGAAATGCTTTGAAATATCAGTTGCGCTTCCAAAAGAAAAACGGTCTTGAAGATTTGAAAAAAGCACGCAAGAACCTTGATTGGCTTATTGAGGAGATGGAGAATGGATTATGATAAACCTTTAACAAAGAGACAGCGTGAATTATTCGCTTTCATGCTAAAACAAAAGAGGATTGATAACAAGGTTACTTTGAAAGAGTTAGGAAGTAAGCTAGGCTACTCAATCGCAACAATCTCGAATTGGGAGAATTTAAAATCCGCTCCTGATATATATAACGTTGAAGATGTAGCGACTTATTTCAATTTGCCGATGAATGTATTTATCGGAGAGGGGTGATAGGGTGCAGAGAACTATTGAAAAAGAGCTTAAAAAACTAAAATTTAAAAATGTAAAAATACAATCTTTACATTGTGAAATTATCAATCTAAGGTCTGGTATTATGAAAGGCCAGACTTTTGACAGTATGCCGAAATCTCAGAACAATGATAATCGTACCGAAGAAATGAACATCAAGGCTATTGATCGTATAGCTGAACTCTATCAAGAAATCGAGAGGGAATACAAGGAACAAGAGGAACTCGTTAGAGCGATTGAAGAGTTAGAAGAGCCAATTGAGAACATTGTAATGCGATTGCTCTACATCGACGGTCTATCTTGGTCTCAAGTAGAAAGAAGATTGAATTGCAGTCCAGCTACTATCCAGCGAGCGAGAGATAAGTCCTTAGTCAAGCTTTCTAAAATGTTTGATAACAATGATAGCAAATGATAGTTTTGATGTGCTATTATTGTATTGTCAGCAAGTACGGTAAAACGAACTGATGGCTCCTTTAATAATTTTTTTGTAACGGTATCAGGGACAGGCCAGTGATTTCCTCTTAGTCTTTTTGAGTTTGGTCTCTGATGTCGTTATTTTAGACTTTTAGTGTAGTGGTAACACAACAGTCTCCAAAACTGTTATCGTGGGTTCGATTCCTGCAAAGTCTGTGAGAAGTCTTAAAAAGGTCACACAAGCGTGTGGCTTTTTTGATTTTGTGAATGGAGGTGATGGAAAATTGAATGAATTGACGATAAAACAAAAAAGATTTGCAGATGAGTACATCATCTCAGGTAATGCGACGGAAGCTTATAAGAAAGCGGGTTATCGTGCTTCTAGTGATAGGGTAGCGGGTGTCGAAGGACATAAGTTACTAAAGAATCCTAAGATTAAAACATATATAGATGAACGACTGAAACAGCTTGATTCTGAAAAGATTGCGGATCAGCAAGAGGTCTTAGGTTATCTGACTTCAGTAATGCGAGGGGAGACTCAAGAACAGACTCTCTGCAGTATCGGTGAACTTGGTCAGCAAGTTATTGATATAGATGTAGGGGCTAAGGACAGGATAAAAGCTGCTGAACTTTTAGGAAAACGTCACAGGCTTTGGACGGATAAAGTCGAGGCAGATATTTCTGGAACGGTGGTGTTCGCGAATGAGTCAGACATACCAGATTAAGCAGAACGATATTGTCGTCGATTTACCTAAGACGGTAGGCGGTGGATATGGTCAATTCTGGCGCTCGAGAAATCTTTATCGAGTTGTTAAAGGGTCCCGTGGTTCGAAGAAGTCAAAGACGACTGCTTTGAACTATGTCATCCGTCTCTTGAAATATCCCTGGGCTAACTTGCTTGTTATTCGTAGATATTCGAATACGAACAAGCAATCGACCTACACGGATTTCAAGTGGGCGTGTAATGTATTAGGTGTGACTCATTTATTTAAATTTAATGAGTCTTTACCTGAAATAACTGTCAAAAAAACTGGGCAAAAAATACTGTTCCGTGGTTTGGATGATGAACTTAAAATTACATCTATCACAGTTGATGTAGGCATTCTTTGTTGGGCATGGTTTGAGGAAGCGTATCAAATTGAGACTGAAGATAAGTTCAGTACGGTTGTCGAGTCTATTCGTGGTAGTTTAGACGTACCTGATTTCTTTAAACAAATCACGGTCACATTCAACCCGTGGAACGAGAGGCATTGGCTTAAACGTGTCTTTTTTGACGAGGAAACTAGACGAGCCGACACATTCGCTACTACAACTACTTATAAATGCAATGAGTGGCTGGACGAAGTCGATATCAAGCGATATGAGGATTTGTATCACACGAATCCAAGACGGGCAAGAATTGTCTGTGACGGAGAATGGGGAGTTGCTGAAGGGCTAATCTACAACAATGTGACTGTCAAAGACTTTGACAAAGATGAGTTGTTGCAAAATCCTGCTAACAAGTTGTGTATCGGGCTTGACTTTGGTTTTACTCATGATCCAACAGCGTTGTGTTGTTCGCTGATAAACGACACGACGAAAGAGATACACATCTTTGACGAAGCGTACAAAGTCGGTTTGATAACCAAGGAAGTCGCTAAGATGATAAAAGATAAAGGTTATCATCGCTCGCAAATTATTGCAGATAGCGCAGAGTCACGACTGATTGAAGAACTGAGGTCGGAACATGGCATATCTCGAATCAAAGAGAGTAGGAAAGGAAAGGATAGTATTATGGCAGGCGTATCCAAATTGCAAGGGTACGTTATTTATGTACATCCAAATTGTGAGCATATCATGGACGAATTTTACAGTTATTGTTATCAACGAGACAAAGAGGGCAATTGGTTGAACAAACCAGAAGATAAGAACAACCACTTGATGGATGCGCTACGTTATAGCCTTCAATGTATCGAAGGTGGGAAAGCAACCGTCCGCAGACGTTCGCAGTACGGCTTATAGAAAGGAATTAAATGTATCAGATTTTAACTTATCCACGGGATGGATACGATGAAACAGCTTTGAGTAAGGAATTGATTTACAAGCTGATTCGCAAGCACACGCAAGAGCACAGTCACTTGCAGAAATTGAAGAAATACTATTTGGGTGAGCATGCTATCTTGAATCACACGAGAAGGAATCAGAATGCACCGAATTACAAGACGGTAGCTAATCACGCTAAGGACATTGCAGACACGTCTACGGGCTACTTCATGGGCAATCCTATCAAGTATAACAATACGGCTGAGAGCGACATTGAACCTTTACTTGTAGCTTTTGACGGTGCTGAAATCGACCAAGTAGATACGCAAAACGCTTTGAACATGGCTATCTATGGACGTGCTTATGAGTACATCTATGCGAAGGAAGGACTGACTGAGCTTGATTCGACTAGCGTAGATCCTGAGAATGTATTTCTTGTTTACGATGATAGTATCGAACGCAAGGCCTTGTTTGCAGTCTATTACTACGAAATCAAAGATGACACGAAAGATGCTACTAAGTATCAAGCAGAAGTCTTTACTCAGAATCTGCATTATCACATCGTGTTGCGTGATTCCAGTATAGGGACTACACGAAACGAGCAAGTGGAACCTCACAATCTCGGACAAATCCCAATCATTGAGTATCGTAACAATCACTTTGCGATTGGAGACTACGAGCAACAAATCAGCTTGATTGATGCTTATAATTCGTTGATGGGTAACCGCGTCAACGATAAGGAGCAAGCAGTCGAGTCTATTCTTGTATTGTATGGTGCACAGTTGGCTGACAATCTGGAAGATGCCAGGGAAGCAATGAGTATCCTTGCTGAAGAAGGTCTTTTGGAATTGCCAGCAGATGCCAAGGCTGATTTCTTGAAGAACGCTCTGGACGAGAATGCAACTGAAATCTTGCGCAAGGCTTTGAAAGAAGACATCTACACATTCAGCCATGTGCCGAATTTGACAGATAAGAACTTCGCAGGCAATAGTTCGGGCGTAGCTATGGAATTCAAGCTGATGGGCCTTGAGATGATAACGAAGACGAAAGAAGCGAATTACAAGCGAGGTCTTAGACAGCGGATTGCTATCTTCGCTCACTACTTGGGCATGCAGCAGATTGCTCTTGAAGCACATTCAATCGTGCCACAGTTTAGCCGTGGATTGCCTAAGAACTTGCTCGAATTGTCACAGATTATCAATAATTTGGAAGGTAAGGTCTCACTTCGTCAGCTTATTTCACTCTTGCCATTCGTTGAAGATCCTGACGCTGAATTGGAAGAACTCGAAGAAGAGAAGGAAAAGAATAAGGACCGTGTGCCATTCTTTAACCAGGCTAACACGAAGCCAGACGAAGAGGTGACAGATGAAGAACGAGGAGTATTGGACCAAGAGGAAGGCTAATCTCATCTATGAGCAGATGGACAAGGCTGAGAAACAAGCAGATAAGTTTGACGAGATCTACAAGCAATCCAAATCCTATCTAGATAAGCAAATCAACAAGGTTTTTGATAAATTCCAGCGTGATTATGGATTGAGTGAGCGTGATGCTCGTCAGGTCCTAAAGAATATGAAAGACCAAAAGGACCTAAACGAACTTCGTAAGGTTCTTGAAGCTAGGCCAAATGACCCGAACATCCAACGATTACTTGCTGATTTGGACAGTCCAGCCTATGCCTATCGAATGAAGCGTTTAGAGCGTCTAAACGATGATTTAGACCGCATGCGTGAGTCGATTTATCACTCCGAGAAGACGGGCTCAGATGCCTTTTACAGCGACTTGATGAAAGACAGCTACTACAAGGCTACTTTTGACCTACAACAGCAAACGGGGCTAGCTTATAGTTTCTCTAATCTCCCTGAAACTGAAATCAAGCGTCTAAAGGCTCTTAAATGGACAGGAGAGGGCTATTCGGATAGGATATGGGAAAATACAGGGGCGCTCGCTTCAACTGTAAAAGACGAGCTCCTGATAAGTCTTATGGCTGGCCGAAGCGTAAGAGATACATCTCAAGCAATAGCTGAACGTTTTGAGGTTGGGCAGAATAAAGCTAGGCGCTTGGTTCGTACTGAGTCAGCATTTTTTCATAATCAAATGGAACTGCTCAGCTATGAAGATGCTGAAATCACCAAGTACAAATTTGTGGCAGTATTGGACAAGCGCACGTCACACATTTGCCAAGAGCATGATAACAAGGTCTATGATACGGACAAGGCTGTTCCTGGGGTGAACTATCCACCTCTACATCCATGGTGCAGGTCTACGACTATCGCACATGATGAGGACATCGATTACAGCAAGCTAGAGCGACGAGCGAGAAATCCCAAGACTGGCAAAGTCGAATATGTGCCTGCTGATATGTCTTATAACGATTGGTATAGTGAATATGTTGCAAAACCACGAGAGCGTGAGTTGAGTGGAGGGAAATTCGGGGCGAACTTAGATTATGTCCGAAGCGATGAATTTGTTGATAAATTAAAAAATCATCCAAAAACTTCGAATTTATCCGAATCTATTGCAAGGGTTTCAAGGCAGATACTGCAGCATAGAAACGGAACACAGTATGAAGACTACTATTTGCTTGATGCAGAGACAGGAAGAGTTGTTGCTTTAAGCAATAAAGCTAGAAAAATAAAAGGTGTAGTTTATAACAACCAAGTGAGAAAAGCTTTTAAAGAAAGCTCTGAACAAAGCCTTGTTTCAATTCACAATCATCCGTCAGGGTATCCACCATCGCTTAGCGACTTTGCATCGTTGCAACAACGGAGTAAAAATAACACCGTGAAATATGGGTTGACGATAGGTCATGACGGAAGTGTATACTGGTATTCAAAACCTAATAAACGGATACATAAAAAAGCTAATCAAGAATATGAGAATTTGATTGAAAAAATGATTAAATTAGGTTATACTGAAGTAAAAGCACAGGAAAAAACATTGACATTGTTTGCCGAAAAGTACGACTTTACTTTTGAAAGGATTGATTAGTTATGCCTTATACTTTGACAAAGGAAGAAGAGAAGTTTTGGCTTTCTCAACCCGATGAGATTACTATTCCTCCTATTGAGGAAATAGAAAAAAAATACGCAGGAGTAAGCGATGAAGAACTATGGCAAAGTATCAAAGATACTATTGCTAATTTATAACAATTAAGCACCTAGAGTAATCTAAGTGCTTTTTTCGTGCTCGGAAAGGAGTAACTGATGAATAAGTACAAAAAGTTGATAGAATTGATTGAAAATAACGGTCTTGAGATACAATCTAAGAAATGTTATGATCCACAGAGTGCTTGGCATGGTGAGGAGTTATGGATTGTTGATAAGAAGAAACAAAATAAAATTTTCGATTTGTCACTTAATGGCTATTGTTTCAATGACAATTCTGTCGAGAAAGCTATTGAAGAAGTCGAGAAGTATCTATTATTGAAAAAAATGGATACGTTTGATGATTTCAAAAAATGGGTGGAAAAGAATGCTAAGCCTCAAAAATGATGCGTAGAAAGGAGTAAAACATGTTCATCTGGGAATGGGTATCAATCGCTTTCGGGTGGTTGGTATTTTTGTTGCTGGTATCTTTTATCTTTTTGTTTATGAAAAATTTAAACAAAGAGCTTAAAAACAGAAAGTAGGTGATCCAACATCTTGACTGGCAGGAATAGACTGCTATCTATATCGAATTTCTAACCGTATGGAATCCCGTACGGTTTTTATATTGTCCGAGCATTGACGACACTAAAAGCCATGGAATTATATAGTCGGGGACGACTTTAAAAATAGGAGGTTCGCAATGAACGAAGAAACACAAGTAGCCGAAACGGTTGAAGAACAAAAGGTACCTGCAGAACCTACACCACAACCGCAAGACGAGAAGAAGTACACCGATGCAGAAGTTGATGAAATCATCAATAAGAAATTTGCAAAGTGGAAATCAGAGCAAGAAGCAAAGGAAAACGAAGCTAAGAAGCTTGCCAAGATGAACGCTGACGAGAAGAAAGATTATCAGCTGAAACAACTTGAGCAAGAACTAGCCAATCGTGAACAAGCGATTGCTCGCAAGGAATTGACCGCAGAAGCTAAGGCAATGCTAAGTGAACGTGGCTTACCAGTTGAATTAGTGGGCGTGGTTGATTTATCAAATGCTGAAGCTGTGACTGAATCAGTTGCAAGTATTCAGAAAACGTGGGAGGATGCAGTCCAGAAAGGCGTATCCGAACGCATGAAAGGTAGCGCACCTATTAAGACTGCGCCAACAAATCAGCAAGAAGTCATCGAAAAATGGAAAAAAGACTTTTTGCGCTAGAAAATTAAAAAATGAGGTAAAAATAAATGGCATTTGAAGCATTAAACACAGCAGAATCACGCAAGAAACACCTTGGAATTATCGAGGATGTCCTTGCGGTAAATTCATACGCAACACCACTCTTGACACCAACTGAAGCAGTGACTCTAAACGGTCGCTCTTTTACAGTTGCAACAGGTAACACAACCGAGCTAAAAGACTACAAACGTAACAAAGACAATGAATTTGACCATGTTGAAGTTGAAGAAAAGGTCTACACTCTTGAAGAAGAAAAATACTGGGGTCGTTTCGTTGACCAGTTGGACGAACGTGACTCGAATGGTCAAGTAAATATTGAGTACGTAATTGCTCGTCAGGCTGCTGAGGTAGTCGCTCCATATCTTGATAAACTTCGTTTTGATGCAGCGCTCGGAAACGTAAGTGACAATGTGGTCATGGGTAAAACGGCAGGAGCGAACAACGCATACAATGCGGTTCTTGATGTTTCTGAGAAATTGGATGAACTTGGAATCACTAAAGAACGCTTGCTCTTCGTGACACCAAGTTTCTACAAAGCTATCAAGTCTGAAATCGTACGTTTGCCACAAGGTGACGCAGACAAGAGGGTTCTTGGCAAAGGATACGTTGGCGAATTGGATGACTACACAGTCTACAAAGTACCTTCTAAATTCTTGCCAAATGTTAACGCCCTTGCAACTGCTCCTGGTGTCGTTACATCACCAATTCAAATTGACAATACCAAGTACAATGACAATGTACCTGGGCGCTTTGGTGAATTGGTAGAACAATTGCTCTACACTGGAGCGTATGTTCTTGAACATTTCCAAAAATACATCATCACAATTGCAGATACCAAGCCAGCTGCTAAGGAATCAGCTCAAGGTAAGACAGTGAACCGTGCTAAAAAATGGACGACTGGAAAAGCCTACAAAGAAGGTGACACAGTAACGCACGAGGACAAGGTCTACGTTGCAGTTAAAGAGATTTCAAACTCAATAACTGCGCCGGACTCTGACTCAGCTAACTGGAAAGTCAAGAAATAAGGTCTGAGCTATGAAAGTCAGAGTCAAACAAGCTTTCAATGACTGGCAAGCGAAAGTGAGACGACATGAGAATGATGTTTTTGGGATGACAGACGAGCGTTTCAACGAATTGTCACACAATCTCAAGAGTGAGTTCTCAGTCAATATCGCAGATGTTGTCGAGATCATTGACGAAAACGAAATCCAAGGAGACGAGACGACTCCTTACGACTAGGAGGTCTTATGGAACTTGAAAAACTAAAACAATTAACGGGCGAGAGTGACGAAACAGTCCTCTCGTCTTTACTATTAAGGGCCGAAAATATCATTTTATCTGAAACAAACCGAGAGAAGCTGACGCCAGCGCTCAAAAGACTACTACCGGAACTTGCAATTGAGCTCTACAACCGTTCTGGAAGCGAGGGAGAGCAGTCTAGGAGTGAAGGTGGTATATCTGTCACATATGCAGAGTCAGGCTTGTCTACGGGCCTTTTACAGCGTATTCGGATGCATCGGTTAGCGAGGGTGGCAGGTCATGTTTTTGAAAAAGAATAGACTGAAACCATATAACCTCAAGCGGTTCAAGAAAACCGTAACGAATGAGGGAGTCGCTAAAGAGGGATATGCGGACGAGGTTGAAGAAGTAAGACTTGAGTTGTGGCCAGCGACTAGCAAGCTACAATCTGAGATTTACGGTGACCGTGTCAATGATATCTTGAATGCGAATGCGAGCAAAGATGCGGATATCAACGTAAAAGATGGTGTTTGTATCGATAGCAAGACAGACGTCACGCATCGTGTTATTTCAAAGAAAGTATACAGTCATCATCAAGTTTTGGAGTTAGAGCGTGTCAGGTTTAATCGGAGCAGATAGCTTAATCGCTAAATGCCGTAAGTTATACGGTGCGAAGAGTAACGAGATAGTAGGACAAGCGGTCTTGCATGCTGCTAAAACAGTCGTACAAGCTGAAGCAAAACTCAGGGCGCCCGCGAATGAGGGTGAGTTGAGAAATAGCATCAGAGTTAGGCTGAAAGTAAACGGCAACAAGATATCGGGCGAAGTCTTCACGAACTCAGACCATGGCGCCTATGTCGAACTTGGAACGGGTCCGAAAGGACAAGAGAATCATTCTGGTATATCTCCAGAAGTAAGCGTGTCTTATCGGTCTAGTCCTTGGTATGTGCACGAAGACCAAATCAATGTAGGGCCTTACCACTTTGCGAAGAGGGGGGAGTTCTACAAAATGTATGGTCAGCCTGCACAACCTTACTTGTATCCTGCTTTGAGAGATAACCATGACCGTGTATCGAGAAGCGTTTCAAAATACGTTAGCAGAAAGATAAGAGAACAGATAAAATGATTAACATCAAGCCTTTGATTTACAAAGAATTGCAAAAGGTCGCAGATAATGTGAC